ATGGATACGAATAAAATCAGACCGGCATCTGATGCGGCGTGGTATTGCCGCAAGGATCCAGAGGAAGAACGCTTTTATGAGATATTCTTTCAGCTGTGCCGCAAATATAGTGTGCGCTGGGCAAGCGCCACGCCGAAGGAGAAAAACTTTATTGAAGAAGTGACACGCGTTACCTATGAGCGAGATAGGGCGCAGCGGCGTGGCTTGCCACTGTCGGAGGTGCGTCCCTCGTTCGCGTCTTGAAAGTGGTTTGACCCACACCGTGACCCACACGGGGAAATGTGCGGACGGAAACAATGGAACAAACAGGCTGCGACCTCATCCTTTTTGGACAAAAAACCGCTGAAAAGCCTTGTACAGCAGGGGCTGGAAGGCTCTACGGCAGTTGGTAAGGATGAGGTCGGCAGTTCGAATCTGCCCAGCAGCTCCAACATTAACCGCTTAAATCGCTTGATTTGAGCGGTTTTTGCTTTATGTTTGCAATTTTTCAAGCCATTTGTATTTTGAGGGGATTTTCCCAATTCCGAAAAACCCATACAAAACCCATACCGACAAGGAAAAGCCGCCCTTTCGAGCGGCTTTTGTCTTAGCGTGGGCCTAATTTGGCGATTCTATTTTCTTTCATTTTCTCTGCAACCGCTAACATTAAATCTTGCTGATATGGCGTCATTTTCAGGATGGTTTCTTTTAGCTTCTTGCGTATAAGGTCACTTTCATTTTTCCTCATGTTTTTTCTCCGCCCAAAAATCAAATATACGGGATTCGCCAGGGACAACAAAGCAACTGAGAACAAAAAATAGGATGGCTGCCGCTCCGCTTTCAAGTGTTCCGCAGATTAGATATACAACGAAAAGAATGATCGCATTTGTTGCGATAACACAAAAGGCTATTGCAGCAAATCCTAAGACGTCTTTTAGGTATGCTTTCATGCGGACACCTCCTTACCTGTCAGAAGTTTCGCCTCCGCTTCCTGCTCCGCTAACATTTCCTTAATCCTCGCGAGGACAAGTCCTGCTCGCTCCTCGTCGAGTGATAGGATTATACCGTAGGCGTGGATGCGTTCCATCATTTCACGCTCTGCCTTTGTCATCGCTCATGGCCTCCTTTCTCCCGGCCTCTGCGCCCAGACAATAGGCCACGTTTAGGGTTGTCCAGCGTCCGGCGTTGGTGTGCCGTTTCAAAATTTGCTCCTGATCCTTGAATGGGATAAAGCGGCCCTTCAATGCCTTTTTCACACGCTTTTCCCACGCCGTGGATGCTTTGGGGGCCTCTGGCTCCACTCCGTACTGGTGGACGATTGCCAGTACTTCCCCATGAACTTCTACGCCGTTAGCCGGATACTCCCCGCTACAATCGTAATCGTCCATGTAATAGGTCTTTATCGTGTTCCCGTGCCGATACAGACGCACAAAACGCCTCTTTTCATCGTCAGGAAGGCTCACAAGGCACACACGCCCGTTAATATCATCCGGGGTTTTGCCCAGGATCACAATGTCGTCAGGGGAGGCCCACGCAAAGGACGGCCCAGCCGCTCCCACGGCGTAAATGTTTGCCGCATGGGTCAGCATCTCACCGAATTTCATAATTGCACTGTTTTTGCTCATTGTTATTTCCTCCTTGCTTTTCTGTGCGGGAGGCGGTACAATGGCAGTACCGGCCTCCCTGTGGTGGTTGGTGGCTCCGTGTCCTCTTGCTTTGGTCGGCTGGGACATGGGGCCTTTCTCATGCGATGCAGAACCGGCGGGCCGTGGTGGTCTTGGTGAACTGCTGCGCCAGATCGGGAAGCGCCTTTTTCAATGCGCTGGTGTCGATGCGGGAGGAAGTCACGGCCTTATAGGTCACTTTCCAATCCGTGCCGCTGATGGTGTCCACGCCCTCCGCGTCCATGTGCGCCTTGATGCTGTCCGTGATGCTTTCGATCTCTCCAGCGAGTTCGTCCGCCATGCAGCGCAGCTCGCGCAGCTCCTTGATCTTGCTGTCCATTTCGTTGATGCTCATTGTTTTATCCTCCTTAATTTGCGGGTGAGATCGGCGGCTGGTGGCTCTGAGTATCTATCCCATCGGGAATTTCTTTCAAGCTTCTCCGTTCCAGCTCTTACGGTGTCGCGTTGGCTATCGACCTTCGCTCAATCTCTTGTCCCTTGCTGTAATCATAATATACACCTATTCTGTGTGCTTGTCCATTGACAATATGCACACAGTTTATGTGCTTGACTTGTTTAATATATACACTTGTTTTGTGTGCTTAATTGTGATATAGTATATGTATGAAAGGAGGGGGGGGCACTTGCCGATTAAATACAAATTTGATGTTTTAGATGCGCTCCGTGCTGCTGGGTACACTACTTATAAGTTGCGGAAAGATAAAATCTTTGGGGAAAGGGTGATCCAGCAGTTAAGGAACGGCGAAATCGTTTCATGGGCTACGATTGACACTTTGTGTACATTGCTTAATTGTCAGCCGGGCGATTTGGTAGAGCATCACAAAGAACAAAACGAGGGGGAATAATCCTCCCTCTTTTCCTATTTTCTGGCCCTCTACGGGCTTTTGCTCATTTTTGAGCCCGGTTTATATTGCCAAAAGGCAAAACGCCGTAGAGCGGCGTTAGAACGCGAAAGCGGGGGCTTTTGCCCCCGCTCTCTATCTATCGGTTGTAAATGGCGAAATACACACTCCCGCGCCCTGGTACTTTAGGGCGCTGCCTGCCGCTGTACTTCGGGCAGGGCTTCGCAAAGGCTCAACGGAAAGGCGCTCCTGTTGCCTCTGCTGCGGTCTGCCGGGGCTTTCTCCCGGCTGGTAGCCTCTGAATCACTCCTCCCTCACTTTTGCATCTTGTCGTTGAAGTCTTCAAATTTTTTTGATGCCTTTTTCCCAATTTTGGCGCCTGCTTTAAAAGCTGCAATCAACTGAGAGACGAAGGATGCTTCATCGTTCTTATAAGCAGCCTGCAAGATATGGTGGATGTCTGCCTTGCTCCCTGTTGCCGCGGGTTTCAAGTAAGGATGTGCTTTCATTTTTGAAGTGCCGAACTCCTGATACTTTGCATAGGGGATTTCCTCTGTGTTGCCAATGTATACGGCGTTTTCATCGGGGGCGACCTCGTAGCGAATATCGGCACGCAAAGCCCCGGTATCAACAGGGGCAAGCTCCTTTGCTTTTCCTGCGACAACTGCGCCGATGGCCTCCAAAGCGAGCATGGTTCTTTTTTGCATTTCTTCTTTGCATTCTTTGCTGTGATCTTTAATCGTGACACTCATTTTTTCACTCTCCTGCTTGTTATTCTGCAACGGCAGTTATACCAGAGATAGGGGGGCGCTGACGTGTCGCCGGGGCCGATCATGTCGTAGCCGTCCACGCTAAACTTTCCCGTAGCGGGGACGGTAACACCGTCCATAAGCGCGTGTTGGTGCCTAACTCGATTATCGTGTACGGTGTGCCATGTCTTTTCTCGGTGTATACCCAGCTTTTCAGCTGCAGTATATACGGCCTGACGTCCTCGCGTCTCTGCATTTGTGAGATATGTACGGGCATTTACGCGGGCGGAATGTTGACTTTTTTCAACGGACATAGTGATTGACGCTACACAAATGCTGTTTTTGCCGAGTAGGGGCTTGTTCATTAAGATATTGCTTGTCACAGATGCAGAAAAATTTCTGCGGTTCCATGCAATATCTTTTTGACGGTTGAGCTTGGGGCGCGTCATAGTGTCGCTCTTTTGGTGCCATAACAAGACAGCGGCAGCGGCCATGATGAGGGGAATTGCGCTCCCCTCATCTGTGTTTATGGCTTCCGCTTCTTGGTTGTGGTTAATAGCGTATATCTCGGGCATTTCTGCCGCCACCTGTTCTATTGCTTCATTGGTGGCTTCCGTCAAATCCTCCGCCACTTTATTTCTCAGGGCTTCAAACTTTTTGCCTCGCCCTATCTGCGCAAGCCTCCATTGTATAAATTCCTGCTCGGTGATCTCTCCGGCTTCGAGTTGTTTTCGCTTCTGCTCGTCCAACTTTTCAAACTGCTTAAAATAGGCGGTTACACGCTCCCGCAGGCCCTTTTCAGCGGTTGCATATAGTCTGACAATTCGCCTTTCAAGGGCCGCTATCTGGCGGTCTGTGGCCTCATGCGCAGCATCACTTTTTGCCATGACGTCGCTCCTGCCAAATTTCGCCGTAACTTTCAAGGACAACGCCAACAAAGGCGCCAGCGCAGAAGATAATAGCGCCAACGATCATACCACAAAGCATAGACACACCCCCTCCCTTAAAAGTTTTCGACGATCTCGCCGGAAAGCTGCTCCCACCATTCGCCCATACTAAGCGTTACGCCGGGAGTTGTGCGCCGGTTGCCGCTGCCGCCGCGCCCGCTGCAATAGTTGGCGGCGGTCATCATACTGTCCCACGCTTTCAAGGTCTTCCCCGTGCCTTTGGCGCAATCCTGCGCGAGAACGGTTAAAGCAACCTTGCCTTTTCGGTCGTCGGCGCTGTCGGCAGCTTCCTTTGCATAGTGACCGATCAGCTTTAACATGGTCGGGTTCCCGTCGTATCTGTCCGCAAAGCCGAAATAGTCATCCACCGTCAGAACGCCAGTTTTCATCAGCTCCACGGCGTTGCTGTCAATGGCGGAAGGATCAGCAAGGCTACCTGTCTGCATTTCCTTTTCCAATGCGCGGCGGAGGTCTGCGGCCTTTGCGTCAAACTCCGTCCAGATGCGCGCCGCTTCCTGTCGCATTTTCTTTTCTGACTCTTGGAGCTGGAGCGTGGCAATCTGCCTTTTCAGCGCGTCCGGGCCTGCGTCCTGCATGGCTTTTCGGGTCTGCTCTACTGCGTTATACGCGGCGGCGTATTCGCCCCGGGCCGCCTTGAAAGCGGCGTCAAGTTCTTTTGCAAAATGGTTAAACTCGCTCATTCTTTCGTTCCTTTCTGCTGCAAAAGAGGGTGCAGCGCCCATTCTCATACATGGCGCAGGTATCGCCGCAAGCCAAATGCGCGGGGAGCGGGCAACGCTTTCCCGCCTGCGCTGTTCCCGGCTTGCACTTGCCGTTTTCGTAAAAGCTGCAATCCTCTGTGCAGCGGGGATATAAGCCGCTCTGAAAGGGGCAGGCTTTCAGCTTCTGCGGCATTGGCTCTGCCGGTGCTGGCTCGTGTACGATCAAAACCGGCGCATACTCTTTGCAATGTTCACCGACGCGGCGAAACCGTCTGCCGCGTTCGTCGATTTCCGGGTATTCTAAGTTTTCCATTACTTCATCCTTTCTACGGTCTTTAATCGACATTCGGGCAGGATTCATAGCCGTTGCGGAATACGCTGTCGGCCTCATAGCTGACTTCAAAAAGCGGGGTATGGTAGCCGCCGCTGTCCTTTACAAGCTCGCGGTTTGCATCGTCCAGAGCATGAAACGCCGGAATGATCTGCTTTTCCCATGTCTGCCTTTCAATGGCCTTGAAGCAATGCGGGCAAGTGCGGGCATAGTCCCCATTGGTGATGCTTCGCCCGTACACTTCCCATGTGCCGCCGCAATAGTGGCACTTGATACGCATATAGCCCATGATTTTCTCCTTTCTTTAAGCGCTCTGCCCTCGCTTGCGGTAAATTTCACGGTCTAACGCATAAGCGAGGCTGTCTATACTGTGGTTATCCCTGTCGGGGAGAGAGGAAAGCATATTGCCGTCTTTGTCCTTTTCGTATTCGTAGTTTGCAAACTCCCGCGCCGCGTTTGGCGCCCTTGCAGGATCAATCACAATGCGCCGGTGTTGCAGCCACTTGACACGATACGCCACGCATCCCGGCTCTTTGTGGCAAGCTCTGGCCTGCTTTAAGCCGTGGTCGCGTAGATCGGCTATGCTTTTCGGCTCTGCTGCATCGCAATAAATGTCGCTGTGATCTTGAAAGCATAAGCCGCTTACCGGGGAAAGGTAGCTGCTGCCTTTGGTGTCCCCCTCCACAAGCGGGGCGATTTCCTCCGCAAGCTGCCGGTTACTCATGCCGCGCTTGTAAATCTCGTTCAGAATGTAGATTGTCTCGTGCTTACGGTCATAGCTGCAACGGATAAAGCAAGCGGGGTCTGCCGCAAAGCCAAAGTCCACGCCGGAAAAGAAGTATTGCATATTCTGTACTTCCTCGGCGGTGATCTCCCGCACTTCCAGCGCCGGGAATACCTCCGCGCCGGTGCCGGTCGCCTCGCCTAAGTATTCATGCCGGTATGCCTGCTCATTGACGGCCTCCAGGCGTTCAGCCTCCGCTATGAAAGCCTCGCCTAACCATTCGGCGGGTATGTCCTTATAGGTGGTGTGAAAGGTGATCCCCTGCGCGTCTGGCTCTGCAACAAACTGATTCGCCCAATTTGCCTTACTGATCGGCGGGTTGAAGCTGCGAAACACTTGCGGGTTTGTCCCTTGCCCTCGCATGACCGATTGCAAAACATTTCGGGCAAAGTTCGGGCCGCTTATCTCGCTAAATTCTTCAAACCAACAATAGCGGAAAGTGCCACGCCGGGGCTTGATAGATTTTAGCTTGCTTGCATCGTCCAGCCCTCGAAAAAGGATCTGTGCGCCGGTCGGCTTATATTCATACATCATCGGGGAAACGGTCGCTTTCCAGAGGTGGGAAACGCCCAGCATATCAATAGCCCATGCGATTTGAGAAAAAACGCTGTCGCGCATTGTCCCCGCCACTTTGCGGAACACAATAGCATTGCTCTGGCCTGTGGGGTCGCTCTGTATGCCGTCCACGATCTCAAGCGATACGAAAGAGCTTTTGCAGCTCCCGCGCCCGCCCGGAAGATTGTAAAAGCGGTGCTGCCCTGCCTTTATGTCCTCATGCAAGGGGAGATAGCACGGGGCTATGAAGTCCTCCACGGTGGCGGTGATGGTCATGCTATCCCGGTGCTGCTTCTCTGCCATTTCAAGGGCCGCTATGCGCTGTTCCAGCTTGTCCCGTGTTATCATTGCCGCATTTCCTCCAACGCTGCAAGGCGCTCTGCAAGGTCGTTCTGATCGGTCAGGCGCACGGCATAATCAAGGGCGATTTTCGCGGCGTTTACGCGGGCGGCGGGGTTTATTTCCTCGTCGGTCATAACCGTTTCGAGAGTGCTTAATGCGAGCATTAAAAGCGCCTGCGCTTGTCTGGTAGCATCTTCAATCACTCCGGCGAATGCTTCACGGTATCGCTGGCAAAATTCCGGGTCTTCAAAATAAGTCCGCATGGTTCGCTCTGCAATTCCTGCCGCTGCTGCCGCTTCTTTCTTGCTTCGAGAAGTCAGAAGAGCCGCAAGCAGCTTTTCTTTATTCGGGGTCATTCCCTGCCTCCTTTCCGCTTTCTGCCGTTTTCTGCCGTTGGTATAAGCTAATCCAGTCCGCAAGCGTCATGCAGACAAGCCACGGGGCGCGATTTTTCCTCCAAAAGATAGCCGGTAAACCGTCCTTAAATTTGCCGCTGTCCCGCTGCGCCTGCTCGATCCACTCATAAAGGGCTTGCTTTTCGCCGCGCTTACACTCAATATGTACGCCGTCAAGCCCTGTTAGATCGGGTGTTGCCATAGCTCACGGCCTCGCCCGGCTGCACGGGGTAGCCGTAGCCTTGCAATAGGCGGCACAATTCCAGCTCCCCGGCGCGGCCTTTGCTTTGTGATTTTCTTCCGCTCGTTGAGTATCACCTGCTTTCTATAAAATAGTAGTGTCCCTGCGTCCCTGTAGGAGGGACACCATATATTTTTAATAGGGGAGAGGGACGAAGCTATTCTCCCGCGATACCGTCCCTCTTAGAGGGACGCAGGGACGGTGTTTTATAACAGATTTATTACTCGAATGCCTCTTGCGCCGTTCGATTTCACGCCCATCTGAACGCCAATACCATAACTTGAAAACAATTCTTCACGACGGGGAACGAGTTGCTTTCTGACTTCTTCGCCGGGGTTGTCCACAAAACTCCCATAAGCTGCCTTAATAAGCGTATCGTAAGAAAAGGTCTTTCCTTCTTGCTGACGCTCGGGCGAATGTTCGATGATCCACGAACAAATCGGATTGCCGCGCAAGTCCGGCTTGGTTTCGATGATTTCTTGCCACTCTCCGAACCGCTCATCAAAAACGAGGCTCATTTCGCCGCCCTTCGCGTCGCGTGGGGTGAATTCCATTGTGGCCTTACCGTCAAATCGCTTTCCGTCTGCAACGAGATTTATGACGCAGTCGCAGGAACCGGAAATACCCATTGTTCCGCTCAGGCGCTCGAAGGAATCGAGAGCGAGCCCAGCACCTTTTTTATCATGGTGAACGAACAGCAAAGCGATATTCTCTTCAAGTGCCATGCGCTGCACAGGTTCCAGTAGCATGATATCTGCGTCATAAGCGTTTGCACCGGGGGCCTTATAGCTGCCACGTGCGCGGCTGTAGGTATCGATAATGATAAGGCGGATCGAGGGGCGCGCCCTGTGGAGCTGCCGCAGCTTGTCCACGAGCCCATCGGCAAGGCGCTCTGTGATGCTGTTGGTGACAAACACGTTTGACGGAATCTGCGTGGACATTTTCGCTGCGCGGAATGAGATGCGGCTCTTACTGCCCTCTAAATCGAGATAAGCTACATCGCATTTCGTGGTAGCGTGTCCAAGAAAGGGAGTGCCGGTCGCAACTGCGGACGCCATCTGCAGCGCCATGAATGATTTGCGAATCTTCGGCGCACCAGATAAAAAGGTCATTCCGCACGGGATCATGCCGTCAATGATGAACTCGGGCGGGCGGCGTTCTTCCTCGGTTAGGTCCGGGACGCTGTAAAATCCGAATTCCTCAAAGATGTCAGCGGGTGGGGCCGGTGTCCATTCCGGCGTTGTGGTTGCGAGCTCTGCTATCGCCTCACAGGCTTTTTCACCACCAAGACGAGCGATAAGATCGGAAATATCTCCATGCTCCGGAATCTCCGGCCAGACGGTCGAGAGGTCACAAAGCTGGACATGATCGGCGACACCATGCAGCGCGGCGGCGGTCTCCTCGGCGTAAGCCTTACCAACGGCGTCGTTGTCGGGGAAGATAAGCACGGTGCGGCCTTGTAACTGCTCAGTGTATTCTTTCCGCCACTTGCCGGGGCCTGCACCATCTGCGCCGCTGGCGGCATCAAAGCCCAAACGATGGAGGTTGTCGGCATCCTTCTCACCCTCGGCGATGAACACGACATTACCAAGCGAACCGGCCACATAGAGGGAGTGCGGAACGCCCTGACGGTTGTAGATCCAGCCGCCTTTTCCGTCAGGCCGACGCCATGAAAAGGACTTGTCCGATTTCCGTAGCTTCTGAACGCCATTGGGATATTCGTACACGGCCACGATCTGCGGGCGCTCGGTGGGCTTTGCTTCTGCATCGTAAAAGAGATCACGAGGCTTAATGCCAACACGGGCGATGATGTCGCGTGTGTCACATCCCGCCTGGCATTTGAGCACCACGCCCTTTTCGCCTCGACCAATAGAGAGGCTTTGCTTCCGGTCGTCATGGCACGGGCAGCGGGCCATATATTGACCGTCGCCGCAGCGCTTCACGCCCTCAAAGTGCTGTAGAACTTCCAGAATGTCCGTTTGTCTCACCCCGTAGTCTCTCTAAAAGCGCCGGTACGTCGATGTAGTACGTCGGACCACTTTTGACGTGAGGAATGGTACCATTTTTGCAGCCATTCCGTAGAAAATATTGGCTCAGGCCGGTTGATTTGCAGGCCTCGGGAATCTTCTGATACGGTGTCATTATTGCGCCCCCTCGATAATCTCTGCGACGCTGACACCGAGACCGGCTGCCAGCTTACCGGCTGTGCGAGGCTCGCACGTCCCGCGCCGGATGATAGTGCTGATATTTTGCCGAGATACCCCGCATCTTTCAGCAAGTGCGGCTTTCGTCATGTCACGCTCGGCCAGAATTGATTCAATACGAATCGCGTTGATAGTCATTAGGCTCACCCCCTAAACAGTAACATTTATTTCTGCACAACATCAATGTAACAGAAAATTTTGTTACTGTCAAGACTTATCAGAAATTTTTCTTGCTGTTTGAGGGAATATATGCTATGCTTAGAAAAATGAGGAGGGAGATTTTGTTGACTACTGGAGAAAAGATACGGCGGGCGAGAATTGAAAAAGGGTGGACGCAAAAGCAATTAGGCGAGTTTTGTAAAATTGCCGAACCGACAATACGCCGTTATGAATTAGGAAAGTTAAAACCAAAGAAAGAAACACTTGAAAAAATTGCTGCGCCACTTGGCATCTACTATCTTGACCTATACGGGGATGATGAGGGTGCCGAAATATTATCCTATGTCAAAGCGGGTATACGATTGGGCCTTAATCATCAAGTTTCAGACGCACAACATGACTGTTTGAAGCCTTTTAGGGATCAGGGGTACGAATTTACGGAAACGGAGCGGCAGGCGGTTTCGATTTTTAATCGCCTTAACGGAAATACGCAGCAAAAAATAATTACGGACTTAGCGAGGCTTTCGCTCGATTCTCGCTATAGAAAGACGGAGCGCGCAGAGGAGCCGGACGAGGAAAAAAAATAAAGCCCCATGCGAGGCATGGAGCGGGAAAGAGGTGTGGTATGTATTTCTTTTTTGACGACGAGGCTAAAAATGAAGAAATGGTGGAGTATAGCGAGCAGACCTTCGAGAGCATCAAGCACTATACGGAGGATGGGCAAGAATTTTGGTATGCGCGAGACTTGCAACGAGTTTTGGAATATACGGAGTGGAGAAACTTCACGGCCGTAATCGAAAAAGCAAAAACTGCTTGCCTGAATAGCGGCCAGATTGTCGAGGAATGTTTTGTTGACGTCAACAAAACATCGCCAATGCCGCATGGAGGTGTAAAGCAGCTCGATGATATTATGCTTTCTCGATATGCCTGTTATTTGATTGTGCAGAATGGCGATCCGCGAAAAGAGATTATTGCTCTTGGTCAAACTTATTTTGCCGTAAAGACTCGGCAACAAGAATTGGTCGATGGCTATGATCAACTTTCCGAGGATCAAAAGCGGCTCGCAATCCGTAACGAGATGATTGAGCACAATAAGTCTCTCGCCGAAGCGGCTCAGATGGCCGGGGTCATTGATCCGCGTGACTATGCTATTTTTCAGAATAAGGGCTATCAGGGACTATATGGCGGGCTGGGAGCAAAGGAAATTCATGCTCGCAAAGGGCTGAAACCCAGCCAAAAGATACTTGACCACATGGGGAGTACTGAACTTGCAGCTAATCTGTTCCGTGCTACGCAAACCGATGAAAAACTCAGAAGAGAAAGTATTCGGGGGAAAGAAGCTGCAAATAAGACGCATTATGAAGTTGGAAGAAAAGTGCGTCAGACTATTGCTGAACTCGGTGGCACAATGCCGGAAGATTTGCCGACGCCACAGAAGAGCATTAAGCAGATTGAGAGCGAGCAAAAGAAAATGATGAAACAAAAGGACTGAAAACAGGAGGCCAGCAATGCCGTCTGCACGAAAGAAATTTAATAAGGCCGGACAAGCCTTTTATGAGATCCGCGTCAGCCGTGGACGGGACAAGTCCTATTTGACGCGCCGATGGTATGTGCCGGAGGGATGGAGCCAAAGGGCCATAGATCGTGAGCTTGCTTCGGTGGCGGCGGAGTTTGAGCGCCAATGTAATGCAGGCGAGGCTATCAGCCGCGCAGAGAAACGCGAGAAAGCCGCGCAGGAGGCCGCAGAAGCCGCTCGCATTCTTACCCTCAAGCAGTATGGGGAAAGAGTGTTCATGCCCGCTAAGGGCGTTACAATGAGTGAGAATGGTCGTTCCAGTTATCAGAGCTGTCTTGATAAAAGGGTTTACCCCATATTAGGCGATGTGAAAATGCCGGAGATCACACCGGCGCAAATCACGGCGCTGCTTCTTGATATCCAGGCAACGGGCAAGGCCCATGCCACCGTCATTAAAGTCTATACGGTACTGCACAGCCTGTTCAAGATGGCATACATGGGGGACATGATCGACCGCAATCCAATGGATAAGGTGGAGCGTCCGAAGCCGCGCAAGGGTGAAGCAAAGGCAGAGGCTCCCGCTGCGTATACGGCAGAGGATGTCGGAAAGCTCCTTGACGTACTGGACGAGGAGCCCCTAAAATGGCGGGCGCTCGTCCGTCTGCTGATTGATACCGGCATCCGGCGCGGCGAGTGCTGCGCATTGAAGTGGGAAAACATTGACTTCAAGAGCGGGGAAATCACCATAGTCGGAAATCTGTGCTACACGCCGACAAAGGGCGTCTACATAGACACCCCTAAGAACGGTCATAAGCGCACTGTGTATGCAGGGGAGGATACAATAGCCCTCCTGCGTCAGCTTCGCGCAGAACAGGCGAGAAAAGCTATGAGCGCCTTTGTTTTTACAAAGGAGGGTAGTCCGGAGCCAATGCACCCGCAAAGCCCCACGCGCTACCTTAAAAAATTGTCCAGCCGTTGCGGGCTGCCTGATCTTCACCCGCACAAGCTACGTCACACCTTTGCAAGTGTTGCGATTACCAACGGCGCGGATGTGGCCAGCGTATCCGAAGCGCTCGGCCATAGCGACAAGGCCGTAACACTGCGGATGTATACCCACGCCAACGCCGAGAGCGTCAGCAGAGCGGCGCAGATCATGCGCGAGGCGGTCAAGAAGGCTGTAAATAAGGGATGAGGTCTTGCGGTAAGGGTTCTATCAAAAACCCATACAAAACCCATACAGGCATCAAAAAACAGCCTATTTTAAGATACAACAAGCAACGATAAGTAACGACATGAAAAAGCCCGCATTCCCTGATATATAAGGGCTACGGGGCAACAAGATACGACAGCTAACAACAAGAGAAAACAGCGCATATATAATTGGTAAGGATGAGGTCGGCAGTTCGAATCTGCCCAGCAGCTCCAAAAAGTCCTGAAATCTCAATGGTTTCGGGACTTTTGCTTTAGATGAAAACCTTGAGGTGGCAAAAAAACCTTGAGAAAACCTTGAGCTAAAAAGAGACGGTAGACACATTCAATGCCTACCGTCTCTTTCTGTTTGCTTCTATTTAGGTATCACTGTCTGCTTTGGAGTCAAACATTTCGGCAGCAGCACGCTCATTGTCTTCTGATAATCTACGCTTGCGTCTGATTGCTGCATTGGTGCTGCCATCTTTTAATTGGAGATGCCTTTCGTTCAAATCACGCAGATAGTACATTTCATTTACACATTTCGCTTTGAATATATCATTGAAATATTTCTCAGGGATGGCAGATTCACTAGCGTCTTTCTTTAGCTCTGCGATATCAATTCGATTTTCTAAAAAGGCGTTTATAGCGGCGGATTCAAAGGTCAGCATTGGTTTTCCTGTACTGAAATTGCGCGTTAAGTTGATTCCTTCAAAGTCAGCCAGTCTTGCGATGAGTTCTGCCACATCTTTTTCAGTCTGAATGGATTCAATAGACTTATCAATACGCCCAACAAGGTAGTCAATAGATGTGTAAAGATAGTCGGCAATAGCATATAGCTTATCGACAGATGGGACAGCAAGACCAGATTCGTAGTAGGTCATTGAGCTTGCAGTGATATTAAGGTCACGAGCCATAGTTGCCTTATTTATTCCACGGGCCTCTCGGCATAGCTTAAGTCGGCTGGCTAAAATGGAGCTGTCTACTTTTACAGGTTTGTTGTACATATTACATTCCTCCATTTTTGATTATAGCGGAAGAAAAGCACACTGTCAACTAAAATTAGCGCTGACTTAAGTTTTTGCTATAAAACACTTGACAGATGAGCGAGATTGGTGTATATTAGCCATAATTCAGTAAGAACATAGCTTTTTAATAACTGTTAGTGCTAATGAAGTTAAGGATTCAAAAGCACTTGTATTCAAATCCGTTCAAGAATCTTGGATGGTTTATTTTTGCAAAAGAAATTAGCGCTAATTTAAGAAAAGGATAAAAAACAATGAAGCAATTTATGAGCATCAAAGATACCGCAACGTACAGTGGCCTCAGCCAGTTCTACATCCGCAATCGGTGTAAAAATGGCACAATACCGCATCGAATGATGGGGAAAAAGTATATGGTGGACTATGAGGCATTTATCGAGAGAGAACACAAATTGGCAGTACAGAGTATTGCGACATTGTCTGCACCTTAAGGGGGGAAATTTAATGGCTTCGGTAAAGAAAAAGCAGCGAAAGAATGGCAGTTTTTTCTATGAGATATCCGTTAGCAGAGGCTACAGCAAATCTCCCTATACGATGAGATGGGATATACCAGAGGGATTAGCTACAAAGACTGTCAAAGCGAGGCTTCGAGATGTGGCAGCAAAGTTTGAGCAGGATTGCAAGAACGGAAAGGTCAAGACACGAAAAGAGAGAAAGGAAGAGCTACAGCAAGCGGAACTGAAAAGAATTCTTGATGAGAAGAACAGAATGACGTTCAAGCGATACTGTGAAGAAACCTTTCTGCCAGACATTCGACAGCGATGCAGCGAAAACACAATTTACAATTATCGTCTTCAACTTGAGAAGCATGTCTATCCTGATATTGGGCAGTTGGAGATGCAGGGAATCAAGGCGGGAGATATCAACCAGCTTTTGAGAAAGCATCAAGCAGCGAGTGATTCGCTATCTACGCCTATTAAGGTCTATACCATCGTTCGAGCGGTTATGAAGATGGCCTACAAGGATGAGCTGATAGAGCACAATCCTATGGATAGAGTTGATAGACCGAGCAAACGCAAGGATTTGAGCAAGGCGCAGTCTTCGATGTCGTGCACGGTCGATGAAATTCAGAAACTTTGTGAAGCACTAAAGACGGAACCGATTCTTTGGCAAGCTCTTGTTCGGCTGCTGATTGACAGTGGAATGAGGATTGGAGAATGCGTTGGCTTGCTTTGGAGCAATGTTGACTTCGATAAGGCGAGAATCACCGTAGATGGTACGTTAGTTTATTCACCCGATAAAGGCGTGTTCCGAGACAGAACCAAGAATGGAAAGAGCCGAGAGTTTGGGATTGACCCTGATATCATAAGACTGCTCAAGGTCTTAAAAGAAAAGCAAAAGCTCACAGAAGAATCGGAATACGTGTTTACAAACGAGCAAACAGGAAAGCCGCTGCATCCAGATTCGCCCCGACGTTATTTGAAGAAACTTGGAGAGAAGTGCGGTATCAAGGGGATTCATCCTCACATGCTGCGACATAGCTTTGCAAGTATTGCCATTACGAGCGGTGCAGATATTGCGAGTGTATCGGAAAAGCTGGGACATAGCGATAAGGCAGTGACGCTCAGAATGTATACACACGCTGATGCTGTAAGTATTGATAAGGCCAGTGAGACATATAGGGATGCAATCAGGCCAAAGAAAAATGATACTGATAATAAGCGGGAAAACACCCAAGAGAATGATGTTGATGGAAAATCACAAAGAGATATTGCTTAAAGAAGCTGAATGGTTAATAAGGAGGACGCTTATGAAGAAAGATTAGAAGCGTCAATTACTTGCCTCGATAGAGGTACAAAGAATAATTTCGAACCATTTTATAAACGGTGAGCTATTTGCATCGTTTAATGCCCTGTGCAGAGAACTTGGATTTGAGCCATGTAAAGGGAAGCAACGTAAAGAACTTGAGAAAGAAATGCGATGCTTTTTTGACTGGGAAAAGACAGGTACGGCAAATAAAATTCGTATTACGATGTTATACTTTGACGCTCCAAAAGTGAGTTGTGACCGGAGAATAGGAGTACACACAACCCCCCTGAATGACCTAATGCAGCGAGCGATACTCCAACGCATTAAAACAGGAACGTATACGAAGAGCGGAATATTGAAGAGACTTGGCATCCTTTATGCAGAGACAGGTAATGAGGGTATAGAGTTTTCAGAATTCCTTGATGAGTACAGGGGTAAAATTTTTAAGCTGCTGAACAGTAGTTTCCTCCAGCTTGAGAAGAAGCAACAGGCAACGTGGACAAAGACGTATTTGAGAAACGATACTTGGGAAGTGGTGCCTGCTGAGGTAGTATCCGATTATTTGCGAATCAAGTCAGAAGTGCTCATATTACTGGAAGAACCTAATGAGGCAATGGTGTTTCGTCATAAGAGATGGAAGCAGTATACCGAACAGATAGATACAGCGATGTATAACCGATATGGATATTCTATTTGTGAGGAACGAAATGTAGAAGTACAGAGAGTGCCGGAAGATATGGAGCCGGTTGACGAAAGAGAGCTGCTATCAGCAATCCTCGAAGATATGGTGAGAAACGCGGAAAAAGGATTCAAAGGATTTGGAGAGAATCGTAAACTGATGCGCTGTAGAAAAGAAGCAGAACGCCTGAAAAAGCTTTTGCTGCCAAAGCCGTAATCAGAAGAAAAGGTGTCACTGCTACTTACCCCTTGTTGCTATACTTATATTTTTGACCAAGTAAAAGTGACACCTGCTTTGCTGTCAGATGGAATCCGTGCTATCTGGATGAGCTGTTATAGAAAAGACTTATGATTTTACGTGGGGGGAGATTTTGCTGACCAACTGCCAACGTTTTTCGGCAAGCCTCAAAACTTATGGCACCTGCGCCCAAAATCTCCCCCCACACCCCCTGCAAAAGGGCGCACAATTCTCATATTAAGGACAGAGCATATGGTACAATTTGAATTGTATTTTTCAAGTACCGTGAAGTGCCGGAAAGAGATTTCTCGTAGAGAGAACCAATTTGATACAGAGATAGAGAAAGCCTCGCAGCGATGGAAAGTTTTTAGAATCCATTACTGCGAGGCTTTTAGTGTAATAAGAGGTCATGCAGCGTTACCAAGACTTCACTTACGAACACAAATTGAAGCGATATCCTCATAACGAACTACTTCATATCCTTCGTGATAATTGCTACGGAGATGAATTTCCTGAAGCCGTTCATTCCATGTTACATAACCACAAAACTTTTCAGTACCATCTTTAAGATAAATAATAGTCATTGGATATCCCCTCGCTACCTTTCTCCAAAAATATTTTTGCTGCTCACAGAAATGCTCGTAATCACATTTCTCATCCCTTCGACGGTATTCTTCATAATACTTTTTAGCCATAGCTAAAGAGTCAATAGATTTACCATCTTTGAATTTTCTTGAAGGTAGAACTGATTCATCATCCATTTTAGCAATTCCGATGAATGTGAGAATTGTAATTGGAATTACAATAAACCAGAATAAGGGAACTCCCGCAAACAATCGAACTAAGATAGCGATAGGAAGACCAATTGCGAAATAGGGTAACAAGATAACACAACCTTTCTATTTTTCAGTGAAACACAAATGGTGTACCTATCAGTGTTTCATACTGCGCCCAAGGATAAGTAAAATGGCAATAGCAACTTCAATACATAAAAGGTATCCCTCAAGCGTCACATTTCTCACCCCTTTTGCAGACAATAAATATATGTCTAAAATGTATACTGCAACATAAAATATACTACTATTTTGGAGAGTTGACAACAAAAAACTCACCGATGCTTAGACCGGTGAGAAATTGAATGTTGATGTTCACTTTTTCTTGTGCAGCCGATTGATTATTCCGATGAGCATAAGGAGGTCTTCATCATCAAGCTCACGCATTCCTGAAAGTGCTTTTTGTACCAGCTCGGGATTCTTTTCTCCATCGTCAAAGAACTGCGAGGGCGTAATATCAAAATAATCACAGATGGCAAAAAACTCTTTGAACGGCGGGAGGGACTTTCCAGAGGAAATATTGTAAACGTAGCCGCGACTATGCCCAAGGTCATAGCTCATTTGATATTCAGATACACCTTTCCGTAGACGGAGCTGAGTAATTCTCTCACGAACAAATTTTTCTTGCATGCTATCACCTCTTGATTATGATAGCTGACGTGAATTCGTTATCAGTAAAACAAAATTTGTCGTTATGATTGAAACATCAAGAAATATATGTTATTATATTGCGGACGACATAATATAAGACATTAAATATAGCAAAAGCATTTGATGATAATGAAAGGAGCAGATATTGTGAGAACCGCGCAGGAAAAATTTGATGTTGCAAGAGAGCATTATCAAAAAGCAATGCAACATATAGAAACAATAACTACGATTTGCGAAAAGGCGGCTAAAGGTACAGATTTGTTTCTGAAAAATCAATTTGATGTAATTTTACAAACAGCCTTACTAAAGCTTGCTACCCAAGACGGACATTTTTCACATACCGAACGTCAATTCATTGAGCAGATAGTGGATAATGGTGACGTTTTAGATTTTGTCAATCAGAAGTACGGTACAGAATTGACTTGGGATGGAATCGAAGTATCTTCCGTGGAAGAAATTGATGAATTCTGGGATAAGCTACTCGATGTAATTCAAAACCTTATGAACGAGTTTTTTAGACGTGTGTTCTTGGTTAATGAAGCAATCAGTCCTGAGTTTTGGAAAGGTGTCATCAACGCTGTTACAAGTATATGCGAGGTATTTGCTGTTCTGGACGACGATGATGCTATGGTCGAAGAAGATGTTATTCAGAAGTGGGTCTATGCGTTTTTTATGCTTCCATTAGATACGCTCAAAGACAAAGTGGAGCAACATAGGCATTCGATTGCAGGGAATCTCGGTAAACTGAATGATAATTCTGTATAAAAAGTTAACGTAAAGGGGGGATTATCCCCCCCTTTTTTTTCCCTACACCTCCAACATCAAATGACCCTCGATAGCCTTTTCAAGCTCCTGCTGCTGAATGCCGATGTACCTTTGCGTGACTGCGGCGGAGCTGTGCTGCAAGAGCTGTTGGACAAGGACGATATTGTAGCCGTTGTCATTGTAAATCTCTGTTGCGTAGAACTTGCGGAAGCTGTGCGTGCTGATATTCTCGCTGTACCCCAAGTAGGAGCAAACGCTTTGTAGCCTCTTCTGCACAGCTCGCTCGGTGATTGGAAATATCCTTGCTTCGGGAGCTATATTGTGGTCGAGGCAATAGCAGCGGATGAACTGATAAAGGGCAAGGGGCACGGTAAAGGTTCGGGCTTTCTTTGTCTTCTGTTCCACAATGGACAGACGATATCTGTCTCCATCATGTACAATATCAGCAAGGCGCAGTTTGACGATATCGGAAATGCGCAGTCCAAGGTTGGCTTCGAGTATCAAGGCGGTTGCGATGCGCTCATTTGGCCTGCATCCGGAAAAGCCCTGCTTCATGGTGGCGATGATGGTCTTGTACTGCTCAGCGGTTAGTGCGATGGTTTTCTTGTTCATGGGATGCCTCCTGATAGGTGAAAATGGTGCTTGAATACGAACTTTGGTGCTGCGGAATACGAACAGATAGGATGAAACTCAGAAAATGCCTGTGAGCACTGGATTTTACAGTTCGTTTTCTTTAGATTTTACGAACAGTAGCAAAAGTAGGGTGTGATGCCGTATCTGCTCGCCGTATAAATAAATAACTATCAATTTCCCTCTCAGAATCGTTCGCAGCAGCTTCGGGGTATAAGGATAGCCCCCCTGCCTTGCGTTGCTTAGAAATGGAAATTCTATCTAATTTAGTTATGAGACGAAAGAGATTCTGATAGAAGAAAGACTGCCGAGAACTTAATCTCAGCAGTCTTAAAAAATGTTATTTTGTTAGAAGCTCAATATTTTGGAGTTTATGGTAATCGACAATAACCTCGCCCTCATTACGGTCGTTACAATATGCAAAAACGTACTTTTTCTTAATTTTAGCGCGATAAACCTTGAGGGGGGCGTTGCTAAAATTAAACCTCTTTGCAAACCATTTGGCTCTATCGACATTCAGAGTCCACGATAGAGCTTTGATGTTATCAGCATTAAGCGTGCCAAGACCGCGATAGACAATAAGTTCGTCTGGAAGCTGTTTATATACTTCATAATCTGCTTCACACATCATTTTTTCGGGATTGCAGATTTGAAATAACCTTACAGCCTGAGCCTTTGTCATATCTGAATCCATGTTGGGATTTTCCGAAGAGGTCCATGCATCTACTAGAGCTACAGATAAATCGTCTCTGGACATATTGGTAAAGTGAAAGTTGACAGCGGACAGCCGATAAGGACGAGCCAATGTGGAAATAATGTCATTTGGTGTGGCGGCATTTTGAATGATACTCGCACATCCTTGTACATTGGCTTTCCACACGCCGGTGCTCAACAAATACATTGTGGCATTCTTGATGCCGTTCATGTTGGACTTCTGGGGAAGAACTACATTTTTAGGATTCTCAACCATATGGCATACCTCCGTGTTAGAATAATTAAATAATAGATGCCACGCGCGTGATAGTCAACCTTAATAATACAATTAAAGACAAGATTTAACCGCGACTTAAATATCAACTAGCAATGACCATCTCCGTCTTACAATCCAAGCAAGCAATGTGAACGCTCTTGGTAGCCCGAACACTGTTCCCGCAGCAGGGGCAGATATATTTCCGACTGCTGCTCGGCTTCGGCGGGAGCGGCGGGGTATTGCTGTGCGTTCCTGTTCCTGAAACCGATACGCCGTAGAACTCGTTGCGGGTGATGAGAATATCGCTCAAATCGTTTTCGAGGACGAAGGTCAGCAGCTCGTCGTTTGGCTCAGTGATGGTCCAGCCGTATTTTTCGTGGTGAGATACTTTTAGTCCATGACTCTCGGCAATCCCCTTGAAGCGCTTGTTGTGATAGGTGTTGCCTCGGCTTGTGTCCTTGATGCCGTTGACGTGGCAGTAGTAATGCACCATCTCGTGAAGCAGCGTTGCGCAGACGTTTTCAATGGGTCTTGCGAGCGTACCAGCTCCGATGTTTATTTCATTGCTGCTTCCCGTGACCGATACCCAAGTGTCATCTCTCATAGAGAAGTGTCCATATGCACGTGGCGTGGATTGAATAGTGATGGTCGGTCTTGCAAGTGCATTTTCAAAAAATCGCTGATTGAGCAGGTCAAACAGCTTGTTGAGATATCCTGCGACGCGATTGTACGATGTCAATTGCTTCATGGTAATTCCTCCTTGCAAAATAGGAGAGAGCACGATATAATACTCGTACCCTCTCCATTGTGAGTTGTGGTCAGCTCTTTGTCTGTGGCTTGGTAGGCGTTCAGACAAGGGGCTTTTTTCATGCGCTGATGGAGAAGCGGCGGGATGCGACCTGTTTCGTAAAAGCCTTGTAGAGGTCATCATGCACACGCTTAAAGGCGGCGGAATCAAAGCGGGTGGAAAGTACAGAGGTCCAGCGTATGATGTAGCTGCCAGCCTGCAATTCCTCTACACCGCGTTCCTCCATTTCTGCCTTGATGCTACTGCGGATGGCGTCTGCCTCAGTTTTGGCTTCTTCCATCATGGCTTCCCATTCGTTGAGGGCTTCGATTTTGGCGATGAGTTCATTTCTTGACAT